GAGACACCCCTGAGTCCAAGGCAGTTAACTCGTTCCTCGGTTACATGACCGGTATTGAAGAGGGAATGATACCAAGCGCTGTGCCAAGGCCCGGTTCTGCCTTGGCCGATGCCATGGAGATTGAGACTGGTGAGGGCGATCTTAGACCACGGTCTGCCTTCTTTGGCAACATCTTGCACCCTGCCCTCCGTAGTAAGTCGCAAGTAATTAGGTCAACTGCATCGCGCATGACAGACTTGGAAATTCTTACCCGGAAGGTAGAAGAGACACAAAGTCGTGAAGACCAACGGTGGTATGACAGCTTGCCACGTGCTTTTAGGTCCAACCGAGGCGAAAAGTTCTTTGACCTCATGGACAAGGTAAGAGTTGCACCGCACGAAGTTGACACAAACGAGAAAACCAAAAACTTGCCATCGATTGTGCGTCGCGTGCTTGCGCACTTCAAGAGTCGCGGCGAGGACATGCGACTCGCAATACTGGAGCAAAAGCGCGAAGGAATACGCAAGGTAGCCCAGTACGCTACACAACAAGGCATTGTTGACATTGCAAACCAAAACTTGCCAGAAGACAGGCATTGGCGCTTGGTCACTTTCCAAGGCAAAACAGGCACTACGCAAAGGATTGTAGACAGCGACAATAATACGCTTACAAAGGCAGAAGCTGCTGAGGCCGTAGGCAACGTTGCTGTAAGCGACGACTACGGCTACCAGTTCGAGCACATACATCATGCCTTTTTCGGCAAGTACCGCGTCGGCTACGTTGACCAAAAAACCTATGACGATGCCCGCAAACGTGGGCAAACTCACTATCAGGCTAGGCGGGCTGCTTTGACAACTATGGGCAGCGCCGACTCTTACGCAGAAGCTGCCCACAAAATTGCGCAGATTAGAAAACAAACTGCAGGCGACAAGGCGCTTAACAAAAACGCTCTGCGCACCGACGAGGGCGAAGTGTTGTTCGTGGCTTTGCCAAGCGTGCAGATTAACGATCAAGTGACGCAACGGTTGACTACAGCCCAACATGGCAAGCTGTTGTCCGAGTTGCAAAACGCTGCCGACCTGACCTCAGACGAGGTGTTTGCACTTACAAGGGGCATTGTTGGCACAAAGAAGTCCAAGAACGTCTTCTATGCCGCACTGCTTGAGCGCACTGGGGCTGAAGGCTATAGCAAAGATTTCTTACGTGTTTGGTCGCTACAGACGCGTGGTTTCCACAGATTTGTTTTAGGGCGCAAGTTGCGTGATTACGTGTTGCCTAGAACAGAGGAGATGCGCGCTCGTGGTTTGCATCAGTGGGCAAATCACTTCGAACAGCTTGTGGAATTTGCAATCAACCCGTCAGGCGACGCACACATAAGCGGCGTTGAGAAAACCCTAGACAGCGTTCTGTCAAAGGTTTTTGGCGGCTCGTCTGACAACGAAAAGGGTCTTTTCCGTGGATTGCTGCCATTGGGTCACAGGCCGTTGCGTCGGATGCTGCACCTTGTGCGCAGTACGATGTATCTACTTACCCTGAAGACGGTTCGCCAATACGCAGTTAACAGCTTCCAGCCACTGCAAACTGTTTACCCAGTTGTTGGCGAAGCTGGGTTTGTAAAAGCAATTGCCCTTTACAACACCCCAAAGGGTAAAAAGCTAATTAGAGATTATGGTGCTTTGGCTGACCCGTCAGCTTTCAGAGACTCGCCTTCTGGTGGCGGCTTTGTTGGCACGCGTGGTCTACGGCGCATACGCAATATGGCTAGCTCTGTTTTGCCGTACCTACCAATAGATGTCAGGTCTGAAGTTAGAAATCAGAACTTTGCATTCCTTGCCTTATATCTGCACGGCAAGCGTATTGGTCTCAGCGACGCGGCTGCTGCAGAGTTTGGCAGAGTGCGTGGCGTGGTTATGACCCAATATGCCTTCACAAGAACTACGCAGCCACCGATTATGCGTGGCCCTGTAGCAGCCACTGCACTGCAATACAAGAGGTTCTTGATTAACCAAGTGCAGTTGGCATATGGTTTCTACAAGCGAGGCTTTCAGAAGGACCAATACGGAACTACTGGGTATGGCGCTCTTACCAGATTTATGGCTTTGCAGTTGATTCTGGGTGGTGTCCGAGGTCTCATACCGTTCGGCTTTTACAACATGGGTAAGAGTGTGTTCTGCAAATTCTTGCCAGAGTATTGCGCAGGCGGGCCACCCGAAGACGATCTAGAACAGTTTAGGCAGTGGGTCAAGGAAGCCTCTGGCAATGAAAGCTTGGCAAATGGTGTAGCTCACGGTGTTCTTGCAGGTGCCTTGGGTATTGACATTTCTGGCTCACTTGCACTCCTTGACAGACCGTACGGTCGAAACCTCTCTGAGCAGGTAGGCAATACCATACTTGGGCCTGCTGCAAATACAGTTATACGTGCTGTTACTGACCAGAATCAAAAGTTGTCACAAGACAAATCAGCCTTAGAGGTTCTTGGTGGTTCTCTTCTCGATTCTTCCCCAGCAGTCAAGGCTATCTACGAATTTGTAGACGCTCTCTCTGACGCAGAGTTGCAAGGCAAGAAGATGTTCAACAACCGTGGCGAGTTTTTGTATGAAGCAACGGTTAAGGACAGGTTCTTCAAAATGATGGCTTTTAGAACTATGAAGGAGACTGAAGTCTCGGCTATGTATACGCACTACGAAGCTGTGATGCGTGTCTACGACAGCGCAGCCGACCAGATTGCAACTATCTTGGCAGACCCCAAACCCAACAGAGAGCACGCACACGAGCTTATGATGCAGCACAACGCTATGTATCCTGAGTTCAAGATTTACATTGGTGATTTGACAAACAGAATCAATAACAAGATAAAGAACCGCACTATGCCAAGAGGTGACAGGTTTATCGATAGCGCGTCGAACAAGTACAAGGATTACTTGCGTCGCAGGTACGGCACATCAACACAGGCTGTAGGAGATGGACAGTGAACCCAAGGAAAGAAGAAACCGTTAGCGTTAGAGTCAGAGAGGCTACATACGCAAGGGTTAAAGAAATTGCAAAAGAGAGAGGCATCAAGGCCGTTGAGGTTTGGTCACTAATGCTAACGGCCTACGAACGAATGCCATCGGCTACTGTCATTCACAAGATTATTGACGGTCCAGTTGATTCGCGTGGCCGGAAGATGGGCAGTTACATTAGCAAGATGTAACGCACAGTGCGCCCCCCGAAGAGGGCGCACTGTGGCGATGAAGAGAGATGGTTACTCTTACGCAAGCTGCGCAAACTTCCACCAGTCCATCGTAACCTTGACCTCAGACGCTGCACCAACCTTGGTGTACAGCGCAAGGCCCATAGGCTCCGCGTCGGGGAAAGTTGCTGCCTCAAGGTTGGCCTGAGTAATGTAGGTCGCGCTCTTGGCACCGTTTACATACACAGCAATCTTGCGGTCGTCGGACTCGTCGGGATCGTAGACGAAACCGAGCTTAACAAATTCATCAGCGACCGGCACGGCCACGCCAGCAATAGCGTCAGTCTGTGCCTGACCCTCTGCACGGTACATGAAGTTAATTGCGTCACCATCAGCGGCGTCGTTGTGGAAGCCGAGGAAGGTGAATGCACCGGGCGCACCAGTGTCGTCAACCAGAGTGTTAGCGCTAGAAAGCGGCACGCTGGAACCGTGGTCGAAGGACAGGCCGACGAACATGGAAACACCGTTGTCTGCAATCGACGCCTTCTTGATGCGGCATTCGAACCACATCTTCTTCGGCGCAGAAGTCGAAATCTGACCGACTGGTCCGTGCGTACAAAGGTGTCCCTCGTCGTTGTCAGCGTCGTTTCCTGCAACCTGAAGCTGGCCGCCAATGACACCCGGCAGCTGCTTAATGGTCACGCCAGTATCAATGTACGAAGCGTACTGCTGAGTGTCCTGATCGCTAATGTGCTGCGAAAGGTTAAGAAAGTCATCGAAGTAATGGAAGCCAAGACCTTCGTTGATCATTTCGCCAACAGGACAGTCAGCCCAGATGATGGGGCTGGGGCCTCGGGTCGTGTCGGTAGCGTCACGATATCGAGTGTAAGTAGTCATTTAGTAGTTCCTTCCTCTAAATTAGGTAACGTCAGCGCCGCTAGACAGGAGGAAGTTGCTGCGACGGTTGTAACAAAGCAGGTTCATGGTCAGGTCAACGTGAGTCAGGAACACGGTGTGCTGGTTGCTTGCCTTGTTGGGGCCTTCTTCGCGGAGGTACTCACCAGCAAGGAAAGCAGGCTTGAGCGAAGACCAGTTAATACCGTAGACGGGGTTGCCAGTAGCGTTTTCAAGCTGGGGCACCCACTGCACCGGCACGCGACGGAAGATCAGCTGTCCATCCTTGGAGGCGATATCGTTTCCGAGGTTTTCGTTCTGAGCTTCGAGAACCTCTTCCAGAGGTCCAATCACGCTGTAGTTGGTGTAGTAGCCATAGTTCGACGGACCTTCGTACTGAGCGTAGGGCGAAGGAGCCTTGAAGTTAGTGAAGGTAGCTGCCTTACGCCAAGCGCGGACAAGGTCAACGCTGGTAACGTTAGTGTAGCTAGCAGACCAGTTCTGCCAGTTGGAGTAAGTGCCAGATGCAAGTCCACCAGCACCGGTGCCTTCAGCAGTGTAAGTCGGGTCACCGCCGAGGAAACCACCTTCAGTGGTGGGAGCACCACGAGTAATCCAGTAAGGAATACCGTAGAGCCTGTCAGTCTCAGTGGCGGTTGGCTGCGACCAGAACCGTTCTTCCATGTGAGTTGCAAGCGATGACATGGCGTCATGCCTACGAATCTTCACAAGGTCAACGATCTGTGCTGGCGTGCGGTTCATGGCGATTTCCCTACGCTCCACAGCGTAGTTGGTCGTCATGTGTCGCCAAGGAGCGGTAGCGGTCTGCATCACATCGGTAACGTTGACGTTATCAATTGCGTACAGGCCAGTGTCCTTAGCAGCGCCACTGGTAGCAGTCTGCACGTTCCACTGAAGAGCGTTACCAGACTGGTAAGAAACCTTCTCCTTCTGGAGAATCATAGGAAGAGCAACATGCTCCTGCAGAGAGTAGGAGATGTCGGTCCACTTCATACGTCCCAGATCCTTCTGGGTCGTAGTAATCAGATCAGCAATGTCTGATGCCTGAAGAGCGGCCATTGTAATACCTCTTATTCAAAGTCTTCCGATTCCACTGCCATCAAGCCGCGTTCGCGCATCATCTGCGCAACGTTAGCAACAGCCTTTTCGCGCCCAACTTTGGGCACACCTCTGTTGTTTGTTGCGCGTGCAATAAATTGCTTTTCGCGCTTCTTGACTTTCTTGGCAAAACGGTCTCGTTCAATTTCTTGGATACGCATACCGAATACGCTTCGGAATGCTTTAGTGAACAACTCGGCGTCGGAAGGCACTGGCTTCTTTGCAGCGGCGTAGCCTGCACGCAATACACTGACCTCGTCAAGAAGACGTGATCTGTTTCTTGCGTAATCAGAGCTTGGTTCGAGTTCACTTGTAGGTCCGTTGCCAAGCACTTCGGGGTATTTACCCGCCATGTCAACAACGCCCTGTTCGGAGTGTGCACTAAAAGCAACACCACCTACCTGTGACAACTCTGATCGCACCCGTTGCAATTCCGAGTTAAGAGCCTTGATTGCCTTTGCAGCCAGAGGATCAAAATGATCGTCGGCGTTGAGGTTCTCAATTTCGGCCAGAGCCTTTCTTGACTCTTCGTGTTCTACGAGAGTCGCATCACCCTGTTGTTCTAGCGCTGATTCGGCAGTTTCTTCGACAGCGCGTCGTTGCAGAGCGGCAATAATAGTGCCAAGAGCAGAGTCGCTACCGATGCGTCTAATTTCATCATCGGATAGACCTTGCGCTTTAGCTAGAGCTACAAGATCGGCCTGCAGACCTTCTTGCACCTCTTCTTCTACGTCGTATTCGGGATCGTCTTCTGATTCAGGCCGAGGCGCGTCGGGATCGTAGTACTCGATATCTTCGCCGTCCTCGTTCTCCTCCTCACAATCCTCGCATTCTTCTTCTTCTTCTACTTCTTCGCCCTCTTCGAACCCGTAAAGCTCTTGCTCATCAGGTTCTTCAAAGTCCATGTGGGCGAAACGCCCCACTTCTTCAATCTTCTCTTCTTCAGCCATCGCCATAACCTCCGCTTTTATCGTGCATTCCGTACGCTTTAAGGTATTTCGCTCGGTGTGAGCGCGATCTAAAAATAGCCTGTCCAGTCTTTGGGTCAAAATCGGTTGGTACGCCTTTTCTAAGGCTATCTTTGCGAAATTCCCCTACCTGATTCGGATGAATGCCCGCCGCGTCGCTTTTCATAGGCCAGATGGCGCAACTTGTGGTGCCAGAGCCATTGTGCTCTGAATACAAGTCACGTTCCCACCTGACTCCTTCTATCTCAATGGACATATCGGCACTTGAGCGCTTTTCCATTTCACTAATGGTCATAAAAATGGACGTGCGTTCGTTAGTTTCGGGGTTTTTGTAATCGTAATAGGGCACTACTGCATTTGCTCCGCTTCAGATTGCTGATTACCAGCGCCCATCATCATACGAGTCATGGCATCGTCCCGTGCAGTACCACTCATTCCAGCAGCTACGTTCTCTCGCACGTACTTACGGGTTGTTTGCGTGGGCTTGATTGACCCTGCTTGCGTTGTCTTGGCCATTTCCATAGCTGACTTCAGCTGTTCCTGCTCTGCTGGGGTCATGTTGCGCAACACATCTTGCAGTTCTGGCGTGTTGCTGTACTTAGAAACGATTTCGATGAACTCCTTCATGTCGAAAGTCATGCCCATTTGTTGCAAGTTTTGCGCCATTGGCAGAACAAAGTTTGCAACAACCTGCGACACAGTTTGCACGCGCTCTGCAGGGCTACGGCTTTGCATTGAGTATGGCGCAATGTCAATGTTGTAGTCTACAAAATCGATTGTGCGCATGCTTGGACTGAAGTCAGCCTGCACAGTCACGTCAGTTTCTGGAATCTGCTTGTAAATACGCGGGTTAGCCACCGGGTCATGGTACAGGTACTTGGCAAGGTCCACAATAACGCCATTAACTGCCGTGCTCACAGCGGCTTGCATGTCTGCAATCTTAGTGCTGGCAGATTGCGAGATTAGCTGCTCTTGGCCAACAGTGTCTGCGGCACGCGCCAATCCGCCCATCGTGTCCAAGTTGCCGCCAAGGTAAGAAAACATTTGCCGCAACTGCACCATAAATGCCAGAGAGGACTGATCGACACCACCGTATGCAACTTCCTTGGTAGCCTCCGGTCTATCAGACCTAATAATGTCGCCGTCGTCAGCAGAACCGATTCTACGGCCATCTTCCTCTGCCCCCGCCCCGACCACAGTCAAAGTCTTCTGCCTCTCAGCCTGCCTACCCAGCTTTCTAAACACTCGGTTCGACAGATCATGCAAATCAATAAGTTGCATTGCAGGCGCTGTTGGGAAGATATTACCGGGCACGTCATTAAACCCGAGTCGATGGTACGGGCCACCCTCAGGGCCATACCACTCCACAACCCTCTGGGTTTCTGTGTGCCGGACACCGCCGTCAACATCGGCTGGCAGGGTTACAAGTACGTTCTCGTACGGCAGCCAGATGTCCCACAACTCGATCATCGGCATGTATGACTCGTCACCGTAGCCCGTGCCTTGCGTTGTGAGCGTCTGTACGCGGTCGTCACCGCCTTCGTTAGTAGAAGGGGTGTACTGACTCGGCTGCAGGTCAGCGTCCTTACC